AACCACGCCGATGTTTGCTTTATGGTTCCATTGAAATCAAATTTCTTTTCAGTTTTGGGAGTCAAAGCTCTTAGTTATTCATTGGTATATAATGGAATGGCTATGATCGGGGGCTACCAAAATGGAAAGTTTCATACTTCAATAGGTTCCTTTACACACACTGAAGACTTTTTCCGTTTACATCACAAAATTTCTACCATTCCCACCTGGTCTGGTAGTCCTCTTCTTATCGGGAAGAATGTCGTGGGAATCCACTTAGGGGGTAATCTGAAAGCTAACACTAATTATGCGTCTTCCTGCTTTTGGAGATACCTCTTTGTGAATCAAACCACGGAGATGTATAACAAAGAAATGTCAAAGTTCAAATTTGTTAATGAGTTGCCGGAAGGCAAACAAAAGAAATTTAAGTACAGTACAGGCAAGTATGAGTACGACATTGTTTATGTCGGCTCTTGTGCTAAGATAGACGGAATGTTGAAATTGGATGACGATTACAATTGGACGTATGATGATGATATTGAATCTTTCAATCCCTCATATGACTACGATACTTTTGAATCGGGTTTTCAACAAGCCGGCTCCCCCCGAACCTCACTGAGCATCTCCGACTCGGGAGACTTGAGTGGAGCGAGGGTCAGACCATCCCGTCTGATGGAGTCGGCTTGCAAGAGTGTGGAAAATCAGCGTGTAGACCCTCTCCGAGCAGCTAGAGAAAGAAAATTTCCGAGCAGCTTGAGAGAGGCAGTAGACTCAGGCCTAGCTTGGCAGAGTGGGCATATCCCCCCCGCGGAGCTGAGGCAGAGCGAAAATCCCTTGAACTCCAGTACAAGAGATTTACAAGTGTGTGTGATCCTGATGTCACGCAAGCAAGAAAAGCTCTACAATCGTATTACCCACACACGAGCGTTCCAACAATATTTCAACAGTCTTGGAAGCCTAGAGAAACTCAATTTGATACGGGCGCTATTGGAATGGATACAATCGCCCAGTCGCTTGCAGGGAAGTCATCCCCAGGATTTCCTCTCTGCCTTCTGTTCAAGACCAACACAGATCTCTTCAAGCATCGATCAGGTGCCGTCGAGAAATGCGTAGTCGAACGTCTCAACCTGTTAAAAGATTTTGATCCCACCCAAAATCTTTTAGGTAAAGAATTGGTGGGAATGGGTTTGTGTGATCCTTGCAAGCTCTTCGTTAAACAAGAGCCACACAAACAAGAAAAATTGCGAGAAGGCAGAGTCCGTTTGATTGCTTCTGTTTCAGTGATTGACAATATAATTGCTCGATTACTGTTCGGAATTCAGAACGACACCGAAATCGAACAGTGGGCCACCTGTCCATCGAAACCCGGAATGGGTTTGCATGATGATGGGTTGTCCACTTTAGATGAAGAAGTGTGTGATCAAATGGCTTCCAACGTTCTGGCCC